CGCTCGTAGGTTCAACTGCTCCTTGATGAACTCTTGAACTCGGTAACCAGCAACGGGAAGACCGCCCGTAGTGCTGTCACCGCCCCAATCCGTCTTGGGGCCAATCTTTTCATTATACGTTTTCTTTGCCATAACGATATGTTATTAGTTATTTCTCCACGCTTCTTGGTTCGCCCACTCTTTGGCATTTATCCAATGCCCGCTGCCAAAGCACGAACGAACCGCCTGCCATACGAGTTTTGCACCCTTGTAAACTGCGCTTATGACCTTGCCTTTGGTGTGTATGGCGACAACCTCTTTACCGTTGCTGTGTATCATCGCTAATCCTCCTCATACACGAAATAGGTTGTGTTCTCGTCCTTTTCCGAAAGGCTGTCAAAGGCATCTTCCGATATGAGAACGGGCGTTACCGATGCGAGCATCTTACCCAAAGGCACTTTCACGCTCTCGTTCATCTTGTTTACTCCGAGAGTGTACAAGCCCTCCGTTTCGTTGCTCTCGGGTAGTTCCGTAATTCGTTTCTTCTGAATGTCATTTCCCATAGCGAATAATTATTAGAATGTTTTACGAAATAGTATTGCTGCTTCCTCCGGCTCCGTGATAATCAGCGAACCGTCCTCGGCAATCAGTACCCAGTAGGTTGTTCCAGGACGAGAGGATATGCAGCGAAGCACAACATCGAACTCACACCACACCCTGCCCGAAGGTGTAATCTCGAATTTCTGCACATTGCAGGACTTGTAGTAGCACTCATATTCAGCGTCGAGTTTCGGAAAGTACAGCACCCTTGATTCGTTCTTTGTGAGGACGGCAAAAAGGCTGTCGTAACGCTTCCAAAACTCGTCAATGTCCGAACATCGGATAAGCAGCTTTACTGTGATGTCCTTTGCCTTGAACCTCGGCACTGCTATCTCGTCATATACAAGCCCGGCTTCCGTCTTGTGGCTTATGTTCAGAGCCGGACGGATATTCGGTGCTTTGCGTATGCTCTCGTCCGTACCTTTGAGGATATGGGAGCCGAACTGCGAGAAGTCTATGCCGTCAATCACATAGCCCAACTGCTTTATACCAGATTGCCCCAACTCATAAGGCTGTGCGATAGGAGTCGGGGGGAAGTCGTCAGAAAATGTAAGTTGGAGTTTACCGAGTTTCAGCAATGAGGAAAACGAGCCTACGGTAGTCATACGCAAGCGGTATTCTCTTTTCAGATCGCTGAAAACAAATGTGTGATATGCCTTGTCGCAAAGTGCAGCGAAAAGGTCTTCCGCAAAACGAACATTCGTGATGCAGAAAGGTATCGTGACGCTTTTAGCGTCCAGCACCGGGCTTGTCAAGTCTGCTTCCTCTCCGTCGTATTCCTCCCATTCGATTGTTTCAATCGTCTTGAATTGTGGAAACTGAACGACACCCTTGTAGCCGTACTGCTCAACGAATACGCCGTACTCGCTGAAAGCGTCCACACCGTCGATGAAGAGTTTGCCTACCATAGTATCACTGCGTTTTCGGTTGCTGTTGTGTTAATGTCCGAATGGAAGTCCTTTTCAATGCGTACGACCGCATAACCCGAAGCCGTTATCTGCGCCTTTGCCCCACACATCAGATAAACCTGATTTCGGGCGATTTCGCGGTATTTCAGACGGGCGACGGTATTTCCTATCAGAAACACCTTTCGGGCTTCTGTAAGGTCAATTTCTCCGCAATCTATATACACTCCGAAGCGTTCCGGGTGGTACGGCTTAAACTCTCGGAGTGTGTCAAGGTCGGGGAACTTGTGCTGCAACATAAATTCAATGCCCTGCGGACGGAACATAAGGCTTACAAGTTCCTCCAGCGTTTCTTTTCCCGTAAAGAGGGAGCAGGCTCCGATAGCCTGCGCCCTGCGGTATATCTTTTCTATCAGTTCTCTCATATCTGCTATGCTTTACGAATTACTACTCCTTTGGTGTTGATGTCGGACAACTCGTCTTCAACCCGTTTCAACCTCTTGTTTGTTTCATAGAGTTGGTAGGTGTTGCGCGATATGTCTTCAAGATGTTTGATGCTGGTGTTCGCCAATTCCCGTATCTCCCTCAAATGCTCCCTCGACGCTGCAAGGTGCGCCTTGTTCTCATTCGAGTTCTGTACGAGTGTATAGGTGTGTCCCTGCATCGTTGTCAGTCGGGCGTTGTTCTCGTCCACACTCTCCTGCGAAGCAGTAGCAATGCCTTTCTTCACACCCTCACGCTGGCTCTCGTCGTCACCGCCCATAAGACCGTCAGCCCAACCGAATTTCTCGTCAAGTTCCGCTTGAAGCTGCTCTGCCATATTGTAGATGTAGTCCTGCTCCCAGCCCGACAGAACATTGTCTGCGTAGAACTGCTGCAACTTTTGGCGTATCTCTTCCATTTTGCCCGAAGATTGGATAGCAGCCTTGATACTCTCCGTAACCATCTGCTGCATCATCTTCTTGACAACCTCTTTGGCTGATTTTGCCTTGTCGCCACCCGACGCCCACGCTTCGGCATACGCTGACGAGAAGTTATCAATGGCACTCTTCAAGTCCTCGCCAAAGATTGCATCTACGGCTTTTTCCTTGTTGTCGGCTATGAGCTGGTCGATTTCCTCGATTTGGTTCTCCCATTCCTCAATTCTGCCCCAGTCGGTTTTCTTTTTGTCCTTTTCCTCCTGGATTTGTTGCTGAATGAGAAGTTTCTGCTGAGCAAGCAATGTGTTCTGCTGCTCAATCATCTTTGATGCGTCCTTTGAGTAGGCTTTCTCAACCGAACGCCCCAATTTCTCGTAGTTCTTTTCGAGAATTTCGATTTGGTCTTGCAGTTTCTGTATCTTCTTCTCGTGCTTTGCATCGTGAAGTTTTGCGATAGAACTTGCGAGCGAGGAAACAAGACCTATGGCTGCTCCGGCTGCTGCACCCCAAGGACCGAACATCGCTCCTGCTTGTGCGCCCGACATTGCCGAACTTGCAGCGTCCATAGCCACATTGATACCCTCTGCAACACCGCTCAACGCATCACTGCCGAAAGCGTCGCCCAATGACGAGAATGTGTCGGATAGGAAAGAACCCAGCTGCAGAACATCGTTCAGACCGCTTTCAATTTCGGATAAAGCCTGCTTCGTCTTTCCTGCATCATTGCCTGCTGCAAAAAGTTTATTCAAGCCGTTGCCCATTTTCTTGAAGGCTCCTTCGGCTGCGTCTGCTTCCTCCCTACACTCACGAATACCCTTGCGTATCTTCTCCAACTCTTCGGGTGACTTACGGAGCGTGTCAAAGGTTTCTTTCGTCATTCCGAACTCCAAGCCTTTCTGCTCGTCCCATTCCCCGGCTATGAGGAAGTCAAGAGCGTTTTGGGCTGCGTCGGCAATCTTCCGCATATCCGCAACGGTCTTGTTGGTCATATCACCGAACAACTGACTGATAGCAGCAGTAGTCTTGTTGGCTTCGATATCGAGTTCTGACAAGTCCTCACGCATCTGTGCTGCAAGCGAAAGTTTCTCACCCTCGCTGGTGGCGTTCGCTATCTGCTCGTTGTATAGGGCGATAATGGCATTGCGCTTCTCCAAGTAAGTGCCGTAGTCTTTCAGATACTCGTTCATCGCACGTGCATCCTCTCGCTGAACGAGTTTGTTACGTTCCGCTTGCTGTTTCACGACAAGCTCGTTCAGTGTTTGGTATTTGGCTTCTATAACAGCGATTTGATTTTGGTCTATGTCATCATCTGTGAAGTTTTGCTTGACGTATTTCTTATTGCGTGCTGCTTTTTCGTTCTCCTGCGCATCGAATATAGCTTTTTGACGCTGGATTTCGGCATTTATAGCAGCCTGCTTTTGTTGCTCTATCTCGTACAGCTCCTTTTTGTTGTCAAGCTCCCTCTGCATCTTTCTTTTCTTGATAGCATCGGTTTCAAGATCAATCAAATGTTGCTCCTCTTGGAACTTTAGCGAAGCCTGCAAAGCCATACGAGAATTTGAAGCGTTTGTAATAGCCTTGCTAACCTCTAACTCTGCTCTCTCGATATTCGCTGCACGTTGCGCTGGCGTCTCACCAGTGCCCGAATTTGTCTTGAACTTCTTTTGCTGGTTCTGCAAGCGTTGCTGAATAGCAAGTAATCGTTTTTCGTCTGCCGAACCTGCTTCGGCTGTTTCGAGCGCACTGTTTACCTCTTTGAGCAGTTCAGATGTTCCCTTTCTGGTCTTGATAGCTTCTACAATACGTCTGTCAAGCTCAATCAATGCTTGTTGTTGTTCATCGCTTTTCGGAGTGGTAATTTCATTTGCTGACGGAAGAGTAGGCAAAGCAGGGGTATATCCTGGTCTATATGGACCGAGATATTCAGTAGGTGTTGTCGGAGTACTGAAATTCGACCAGTTCCAATTTGGCATCTGCATACCACCGAGCAATTCGATGTTGCCCAACAGCGTTTCCGTCCTGCTTATAGCGTTGTCGATAGAACTTGTATTAACAGCCGGTTTAGCTTCAACGGTGCCAACTTCAGCAACCTTTTCTTTGGCTTTGTATGCTGCATCGAAAAGCTCGTCAAAAGACAATTTTTCGTAGTCCACAGCTTCGGTTTCCTCTTCGACTGCCGATTTGCTGTTATTGATGCTCTCGATAAGCTGTTGGCGTTGCTGAACTATACCCCTAATTTTATCAACTTGGGATTCCAGAATAGAAATTTCGTTTACATCTGTGTTATGTTCAACCGTGTAGCTCGTACCCTCTGCGGTAGAATGTGTAAATGTTTTAGAAATATCATAACCTAAATCTTTATAGGCTTGCTTGATTTTCTCCTCCGCCTGCTTCAATCGTTCCTCGTAGGCATCGCCAGTCAATTTTGCAAGTTCCTCCGCTTCCGCCTGCATTATTCCGCCAATAACAATCGTCATTTGCTTTGCATCATCTTGAAGTTTGTCGTAATCCCAATCGTCAAACATACCAGAACCGTCCCATTCGGCTTCTGCCAAAGCGGTTTGCAGGGTATCACGCATTTCTTCATTAGCACTATTCAGAGCGTCCTCATACGAAGCAATAAGGTTTGCCTTTTGGCGTTCCTCGCCCTCCAAACGGATAAGACGGATAGCTTCTTCTCGCATTTGGTTCAACTGGTCCAATTTTGAACGTTCATCGTCTATCTTGATACCGTAGTCTTTATATATCCCGATAAGCTCGTTTACAGCGTCCTTATGGACTTTACTTGTGGTGGACGTGTTATTTATCACTGCAAGCAGTGTTTCTACGTTACGGGACTGCTTAACGGCACTCTCGCCAAACCTTTCGACCTCTTCCGATGTTTCCTCCATTGCATCGTTCATTGTCATAAGCGCACCCAGTACGGTAGTAACGGCTACAAGTATCAATCCGAATGGATTTTTAGCCATAGCTGCCGTAAGAGCCTTAAATGCCTTTGACAATCCATTTGTGCAAAGAGTGAGCAACGAAGTTGTAGTAGCTTGTATCTTTTTTGCTGCCGTGTCAGCTTTGGTAACAAGCGTAGCCTTTGCCTGCGATGCAGCATTGGCATTGGTTGAAGCAGTTTCCAAATTGCGCTTTAAGATACTTGACTGACGGGCAACGTTGTTGCGCTCCTTGATAGCGGTATTGAGATTGGTCTTTGCACTCTCGATAGCTGTTGCGTCTCCCGATGCTTGCGCTGCTGCCAACTCTTGCTGTGCTTGTGCAACACGCATCTTTGAAAGCGATACGGTAACTTGAAAGCTCTCGTATTTCATTGTTGCCTGCGCCAACTCTGCTTGCGCTACACGTTCTGTAACAGTGGCAGCTTCAATTTTGGCTGCTATCTCCTGACGTAGTGCCTGGACCTCTGCTGCACGTTGCGCTGTCATTCTGCCTTTGGAAACTGCGCTTGCGAGGTCTGCATCTATCTCTGCACCTTTCTCGGCTACAACGGTCTTTAACTGGGCAATCTCGTAGTTGTAGCAAGCGTTTGTGTACGCTGTTACAGCCATAAGAGTAGCCTTGTAAACACCATAGTCTGCAACGAGTGTCATCAGCACATCACCGACAAGCTCGTAGTTCTCAACAAGCAACAGAGCAGTATCGATTGTGTCATTGATAACACCCTCATTACTCTGGCCGATCTTGTTGAACATCGAATCGAACGCATCTTCAAGATTGGATATTTTTCCATTGATGAGCGTGCTTTGTTCTGCCATAAGGTTGAAGAACTTTCCTCCCTCGCCAGTAAGGTCATTGATAACAGCTTGCACCTCTGGGAAACCAACTTTGCCCTCTTCGACAAGCCCCTTAACCTTACTTTCGGCTACTCCGAAATGCTCTGCTAATTCCTTAATCATCGGAATACCACGACCGGTAAACTGGTTAAGGTCTTGTGTGTATAGACGACCTTGTGCCATAGTGGTTCCGTACAGATAAATCAAGTCGCCCAAAGGTATCTTCAATCCCGAAGCGATGTTACCCAGTTGAATCAGAGTGTCATTCACTTTGTCTGCTTCAAGACCGTAGGCGATGAGCTGTTTTGCTCCTCCTGCGACCTCCTGCAGACCGAATGGCGTAGTGGCTGCTGTCTGTACCATTTGAGCCATCAATGCTTCTGCCTTTGATTTGCTTTGAAGCATCACTTCCATTGTCTTTTGCAAAGACTGGAACTCTCCTCGTATGGTGGCCACGTTCTTGCCTAATTCTTGCAGAGACCAAGCAGCACCGATAGATGCAACAGAACGACTAATGCCACTGAAAGCATTATCCATTCGGGAGCATTCCGATTCTACTTGGTCTCCTAAATCCCTAAAAGCCTGCTGAGACTTTTTTATATCACGGTTCAGTTGGGAATTGTCAAGCTCGATACTGAACCCTATTTTTCCATTGTCGCTGTTCATCTTACGAATTCCTCTTCTTCATCGTTATTGTTCTTGAAATTATCTGGGTTATTCGCATCGATAGAATCATCCCACTCATCCTTTTCATCATTATAAGAAGGTGTAGCAGCGGTATACATTAGAATGTTCTCGTAGCTCATTTCATACAAGATGTTATCAGTAGTGGTATTAAGGTTCTTTGCCCAGCTAATGACTAATCCCCAGATGCTGTCGCTACCACTTCCCTTGTCCTTTTTAGAAGATTGGTTTCTGATAGGAAAGTGGTAAGCTCGAAAAAATCGCCAATCTGCATCATTCCGAGACGTTTTGAGACGATTTTCACCAGTGTCTCGTTCGTCACCTCATTAAGTATGCGTTCTGCCAAATAATCGACCTCTAACGCCTTTTCCGTTGTCGTAGCCCTATCGACAACAAAGCGGAATTTACTCCACGACCAGCGTTTTGTCTCGGTTGTATGTTCGATTGTTATGTATCTATGCTCTTTGATACGTTTAGCCCCAAGTATCAGAGTGGCTGCAATCTTTCCTATAACAGACAAGTCCTTTGCAGTAGAAAGGACTTCGAGTAGGATATTGTCGGCTTCTCTGTTCATTGCCGGCAGTGTTGATACCAATTCGGAAATGAGAATGAGCGTAGCAGGTGTAGGTGGTGTTATCGGGTATTCATTGCCGTCAATCACGATTACATCTGACGCTCGTTGCAGAATGGTATCGGTTACAATTTTTTCGAGATTGTCCATAGTTATATAAATTGATGTAGGAGGGCAACGAGGGTCGAACTCGTACCTTTTTCGTGAACTCACGAAAATGCTCTACCATTAAGCTATACCCCTTTGAAACAATGAGCGTTAAGCAACATTAGTTGCCAGTCTGTGTTGCAGCAGCCTTGGTAAAGCGTGAATACCAGTAACCAGCATCGCCTTTGAGAATTTCAAATTCGATATCTGCAAAATTACCGTCCTCTTCGCTCCAGCCGGGCTTATAGGTAATTGAACACTTCGGAGCTTTGATACCTTTTGCTCCCACGTTTTTAGGGGTAATCTTCAAAGACCAATCACCCTCTACAACGTGAGTGGTAATCTGTGTCTCGCCATCAGCACCAGCTTTACTGATACCAAGCAAGGTCTCTAAATCATCCGTAGGCTCAATAACACGAGTGATAGCCTTGTAGCCACCCTCCAAAACCTCTTTCGCAACAGTCTCGCCACCGGTGGCTTTCATTTCGAGAGTATCACCGTCTGACGGCTCCAACGAGCTTGATTTGTCCTTGATAGTACCGATGTTAGTCAATTCGGTAGCCATAGCGTCATTGTCGCCAGTCTTGCCGATCTCAAAGGTACACTTGGACCAAGCCATAATCTTTTTCTTTGTAGCCATAGTCTTGCTGTATTAAAAAGTTTTACGTCTATAATGCAATCGCATATTGATAAAATGCTGTTCTATCCCATCGACTGGGAAGCTGTGAGGTGTACCGTCCTTTTCAAACAGATACTCCTCATTCTCCAAATCAGCCACAAGGGTATTGAGTAACTCCTCCAGTTCATCGACACGAGTAATGTTCTCGACAAGCTCACCGTCATTCGATACAGCGATGTTGGAAACGTAAACGTGGACGAGAACAACACCTGACTGCTCTTGACCGTCAATTCCAGTTAGGAACTTCACGACCACGTCCTCAGTCATTGCGTTTTTCGGTCTCATTCCAGCACGATAGAACTTTCCACCGATAACGTTCTTCAATTCGCTGTCCTTGATGATGCGGAACACGTCCTTTTCGATTTGCTTTGCTGTCTTTTCCATTACTTCGTTCTGAAACCTAATCGGGTTAATAAGCTCTTGACAAGCGGTCCTGCTTTCAATTCAGCAGAAGTAAGTACATTGTAGCCTTTCGCTTCCACATATTCGGCATAGTTCATACCTGCGGTAACTATTAGCACAATGCCTTTTCTTCTGCTTTTCTTGATGCACTTTGACAAATAATCGTCTCCCTCGGAAACTCCTTTGTCGCCTTGCTTAACCTTGTCTATGCAGTCTCTTTGAACCACTTTTCCGTCCCAAACGACTGCGTAACCGATAGAACTTCTAAGGTTACCCGTCTGGTCGGTGTAGTTGCCACTGTCTCGGGCTTCGATGATACACTGCTCGCCAACATAGCAAAGAGTGTTCACGATAACCTTTTGTTTGGCTTCGACACTTGCGTTAATCTTATCTCCAATCATATGGAGGGGTGTAGTCATTCTGCCGGGCATTACACAACGATTTTCACACGATCCATAGATGTAGGAGTAGGTACGCCTTGTATCGCAAACTCTCCCAAATCAATTCCTTTACGCTGCAACCTTATTCGTTTGATGTCGAGCGGAAAGTTTGCAGTCTCAACCAGTATCTCGTAAGATGCCTGGTTGAACTTTCCATCCTCATATCTACCTTTCGAGTTGTTGGTAACTGCCTTGATTGAGCAAGGTATGGCTTCACTCAAAGTCGGTGTCCCTACTGCAATAGGTTCTCCGTCCTCGTTGAAACCACCCTCTGCGAGTGAACAATACTGTAAAGTGCCGTTGGTTCTCATACTACCACAAATTAGAGCCGTTATCAATAACAGTTAAATTATCAACATACTCGGACGCATCCAGTCCAGCTCTGCCACACCAGAAAACGATGCTTTTCTTCACACTCTCTACATCGACCGAAGCGGAAATACCATTCTCTGAACGGCTTGTTTCCACCCACCCTTTGACAATAAGAATGGCAGCACTGACTATATCGGGATTGTTTGCCGACGGCTCGCTTTCAGCTTCCAGTCCTGCATTTTGCAGAACCAAGCGTGCAACATCTTCGTCCACATAGCAAGTGTTACAGATTAGCTTGCACTGGGCTTTTAATGCTTCCAAGTTTGTCTTTGCCATTAGTAATCGGTTTTAAGAGTGTAGATACCTTCCATTTCCGTAATTACCGGCAAAGCGAGAGATTCAGCCTTTGTGAACTCGCCCTGGTTAGCACCCTTGGTCTCGCCAACGTGCCACTGAGACACACGGATACGACCGTAGTTGCTGTAAGCTACATCACTTTCGGGCTTCAACTCGTTGTTCGCATAAGCGTTCTTGACTGTACCTAACTTGCCGTCTGGTACGAATACGATGTTGTTCGCATTCCAAGGGATGTAAGGAGTAAGAACGTTGCCGTTCTGAATCTTACACTGACGCTTAATCTTCTCGAACGTAGGATAGCCGTTGCTCTCCATATAGTCGTTGATGTCCTTGAGCTGCACAATCTTTGAGGACTTGTCAGTACCCCAAATCATCTGCTTCATCTTCTTGCTACGACACATATAGGAGATACGAGACGGAGCGCAAAGGATTTTACCGAGAACGGTCTTATCCTCCGCAAGGTCAAGAATGGCTTGAATGTCCTCCATACAATCGACTGTCTCCAAATTACCCTCGGTCCACTTGGTTGTGGACTGTGCAATATTGGTAGCCGGCATATTGAAGTTGATTTCACCACGAACACCACCCTCTGGGTTGTTGTCCTTATTGAAAGTGAATACACCGCAATTCGAGAGGGCACCCAAGAAGATGATGTCGATTTTGGCTTCAACACCATTCACTACTCGCTGAACACCGCCCCACATCAAATCGATGAGCTGCTTTTTCTTCTGCTCGTCCGAAATGGACTTGCTGTCGAGCAACTGCAAGATTTTGCGGTAATCCTGCACTGTCATAGGCAAGGTTACAGCGTGGTTCAGTACTCGCTCCTTAACGGTTTCGAGACCATAAGAACCCAAAATAGGCTCTTTGGCGTTTTCGCCGATTGTGGCAGCAGCAACGGTGAGGTTGTATTTGCCGACAATCTCCTCGAAGTCGAGACCGATAGTAGGAGTGTCCCAGTCAAGATACTTGCGGTAAATCACATTGTCGAAGATGCGCTTGTTAAGTTCGGAAGCTGCATCAATTCGAGCCTGAACGTGTTTGGTCAGTTCTCCGAACAATGAACTGAGTAATACTGGATTAGGCATAATCTTTCAGTGATTTACTGGTTAATAATGAGAATGTTAGGATTTGCCTTCAAGCAGAATCCATTTTCCACGAGCCAAGAAGCAGGGAAAGGAGTGCATACCGACTTCAACAGAATAGCATCGTATCCTGCATCAATGGTAGGCAGACCGTTCTTCTTGATTTCAAGGTCAGCACCCAACACAGCGTTGGCTACATACTTCGGTGCTTTCGATGTAGCGTCAGCCTCCTGCAAGAAGTCTCCCTCTGCAAGACCGGTAATAGCGGTTGCTACCTCGATAACATCGTAATCGGGATTGCTACGATCCACACTCTTTACAGTGGTTGTGCTGTCGCCACCAACTTTCATCACGGTATCACCGGGACAAATGTTGTTGCGCTTGCTCACACGAGCAGCGGAAGTTGTTCCGCCAGCAAGCACCTTACCCACTTTCAAGATGGCAGCCTGCATAGCATCCACGTCCACAGCAACGAAAGCTCCACGCTGAATGACCTCACCAACTGGGAAAGTCTGCTTCATTGCAAAGCCACCGGGAAGCATCTTGACCTCTTTGCGCCAGAATGCGTCCATATTGCCTGGATAGGTTGACTTTTCAAACTTAATCGCCATAATGCAATAGGTTTAATTGTTAATTATTAGGCAGCGAATTCGCCCACGATTTGGCGTCGTCTTTAGCTGCTTGTTCAGACGATGAAATGATGTCGGCTTTATCAGCTGGCATCAGATTGTTGGTGACAAGTTCCTGTTTATACTCTGTCAATTCCTTTTCGATGTCCGCATCATCAGCAAGTGATATATGCTTCATAAGGAATGCAGGGATACCCAGTTCCTTTGCCTTTGCAGCAATGGCAGCACCACGTTCAGCCTTACTCTTTTCGAGCTTCATTGCAGCGTTTTCGTCTTTCAACTCCTTCAACTGCTTTTCCTGCTCTGCTTTGTAAGTCTTGAACCATTCGGGTTCTTCCTCGCTGTTTCCGCCTTTTGGAGCTTCTGCAGGTTTCTCCACTGGCTTTTTGTTTTGCGCCTTGCGTGTTACCTCCGCTTGCATCAGCTTTGCGAATGGCACCAACGAATCCGCCTTTTTCTCAATGTCCTCATCAGAGGTTTCATCTGTTAAGCCCTCGCTACCTGACGTTGCCAAGTCCTCGATGGCTTTCTCCGACAATCCAAAATCTTTGCATTTGGCTTGTAATACTGTTAAAAGTTTCTTGTTCATATCTCAATTTTTAGAATAGGAAATGATTCTTAATGCGCAAATGTACTCATATTTTTGCAAATGCGCCTAACAAGCACACTGAAAATAGCAAATTTTATGATAAAAAACTTGTTTTTGTTATCATTTGTGTTATAAGCAGTTACGGGTGGTTTTGAAAAATAAGTATGGCAAATGTGAAAAATATGTCATTAAAAACTTGCACACGTTAAACATTTGCCATACCTTTGCAGTAACAAAATCAAAAACAAATAACGCTTAATAAGCACAACGCAATGAAAAAGTATTTTGTAAACGGAAAACAGATAACCGAAAGCGAAGCAAAGGCTATCGAAAAAAGAAACAATGAGTATATGAACAGTGGCGATTTCAGCCTTATTGCAAAATGCGAATTTATAGTAATCATTAAAAAATAAGAGTTATGACACAGAAAGAATTTGAAGACCGCACCGGTTTGAAGCCAACACCCGAAGAGTTCAATTACATACACGCTTTGTATATGAACACGGTTATGGATAAAGACGAGTTCTGCAAGGACTTTAAGAAGCACGGAGCAAGCTCAATAATGAAAGAGGTTCACGCTGTGGCTGTAAATTTCAAAATCAGCTTACAAGATAAGAACATCGAGGTTTCAGAACTTGTGGACTTCTTGATTGGCAAGGCCTGCGCATACGAGGACACCGATTTCTACAAGCAAGCAGTCAAAATGGTAGGACAAAGAGAGGTGACACTTCGCAAAATCAAAATGGCTCTACCGCTCTGGGAGGAAGATATGGATTACATCACTATGAACCTAAAATAAACGACTATGATTAAGCAACATTCAAAGAATGAGTTTTATGTAAAGGCTGTTCGAGGTGGTTATTTCGGAGTGTTTGACGGCTACGACAAGAGCCTTGCATCACTGGAAACATCAAGCGAGAGCGCGGAAAAGGTTTGCAGGGAACTGAATGAGTTAAGAAACAAAAGAGTCTAACCAAAACGCAATATTGATATGAAAAGAAAAGTAATCAAGGTTTCGAGAGAACGAGCTATCCAAATCGCAATGAACCACAACTGCGTATCAAGAGAGATAGCCGAAAAGTACACCGACAGTGAATTGAGAGAGGTATTAAGACACTTAAACCTTAAACCTGGTTTCTAATGACAGCACGAAATTTCATAAACGAACTGAGTTCGGCAATCGACCAGTTCGAGGAGAGAGCCAAGCAGTACGGCACAATCAATGAGGACGGAATCGACCTCTGCATTATCAACGGTTACGCTGTTCTCCGGGCAGAAGTCGAGGACGGAGACGAAACAATCGTCTGCAAGCAGGAAATCGAGTTCTTCGATGAAGATGCAGCACCAGTAAGACCGCTTCATTTCACAACAGAGTAATAACCAATAACGCAATACGGATATGGCAAAAGTAATTAAAGCAGCAGGGGCTATCAGTGATGTACAGCCCAAGAATGGAAAGTTCTTCGAGTTGGAGGAACTGCAGAAAGTAGTAGGAGGTTATATCGAGATTATAGACCTCGGCAATGACGAAATAATGGTTGTCAATGAAGAGGGTAAACTGGAAGACTTGCCTTACAACTTCTTCGCTACACAGATGTACCAAAGGAGCACCAGAGCACTTGACTACATCGTTGGGGACGCACTCGTTTGTTTAAGCAATCAAATCAGATAAGGCTATGGTTACGTACAAAGGCTACCCAATCAGAAAGAGACAGACCGGTTATAAATCCCACGTTTGGGACGTAATGGTCGAGGAACACGACAGAGACCACATTACCGGCAAAGAGATAATCAAAGAGCGTGTAACCTACACTGGAAAAACGCTCAATGAGTGTAAACAAGCAATCAACGCACATTTTGGACGACTTTAATTTTACAGATATGAGAGCATCAGTTTTAGCATTGAAAGACCTTGCTTATAGAGCAGGCAGAAACGTAGTATTCGACCCCGAAAGATTGGGTGAAAGATTGTTGAACGAACTCGAAGAGGGCTTGACCGCTTTCCTGGCAAAGATACCCGAAGAGTTGCAGGAAGAGTACGAAAAGCGATACATCAGCAAGTATAGCGATTGGCTTTCGGCAATGAGCAGAACATTCTCCGTAATGATTACGGGTCCTGCAAACTTCAACAACCGTAGGCACGAGAAGATGAACCGCTATGAACGTTCAGCTTATGAACGCTTCGAGAAGTGGCAGGAAGCAGTCTTGAAACGCATCAACCGCCAGCACCGACTTGTCGGCTGGGAAGAGGTAGAGAGACTGCAGAACAAGCTCGAAGTCCTTACGGAAGCACAAGAGTTGATGAAAGCAGTAAACAAGATCGTGCGAAGCTCCAAACTTTCAGAGATTGAAATGCACGAGGAACTGGAAGCACTCGGGCTGCAACAGCATCAAATATCCGAGCTTATGGCTGAACCGATGTATTCGTTCCAGAAGAAGGGCTTCCAGCAGTTCCAGTTGAGCAACAACCTTGCAAAGATAAAAGCCACAGAGGATGCGATTAAACGCCATACTGCAATGGCAGAAGCGGAAGACAAAGAATTTACCTTTGACGGTGGAAAAGTCGAATACTGCTACTCTGACGAGCGAATACGAATATATTTCGACAACATACCCGATGTGGAAATGAGAGCGAAGCTGAAAAGCGAAGCATTCAAGTGGTCGCCCAAAAATCAAGCGTGGCAGCGACAGCTCACACCGAACGCTGTACGAGCAGCAAAAAGGGTTCTTGGTGTAGAAAAGTTCGGAGCGTAAATCAAAATCACTGCAAGGATAGGGCAAATGTTAAATAAATGCCGTATCTTTGCAGTAACTTTACAGAACGAATATGGCACAAGTAAGAAAAATCTTTCACGTTGAGTTTAGAGAGCCGATAGACGGAAAGAAACATTACTATTTCGGCTCAAAATCTGCCATATTTCAGCGTTTCACTGCGGAGCAAGTGGGCATAACCTACAAGTCGTTTCGTAACGTTGGAAGCATCAAAGATGAGCCGTACATCAACAAACAGTGTACGATATGGCAGGGAGAATTGATAGCATCACAATCAAACAGAGAGGAGGACTAAATGTTAGGCGCAATTATCGGTGATATTGTTGGCTCACGCTTTGAGTTCAACAACACAAACAGATTGGATTTTGAACTATTTACCCCAGAGTGTAGTTTTACAGACGACACCATTTGCACGATAGCCATAGCAAACGCACTCACAGACGGAGACAAAGACTACAAAGGCTGGCTGCATAGTTGGTGCAATATGTATAGTTTTCCTATGGGTGGCTACGGTGGTTCTTTCGCTCGTTGGGTGGCTTCGGACGATCCACAGCCTTACAATTCTTTCGGCAATGGTTCTGCAATGCGTGTGGCTCCCGTTGCTTGGTGGTTCGATACACTGGAGGAGGTACAAGCGGAAGCAGAAAAGACCGCTTTACCAACACACGACCACCCGGAGGGTATCAAAGGTGCAGTTGCCACAGCAACGGCTATCTTCTTGGCTCGAAAGTATGGTAAGGTCTCAATGCTTATGGCAATGACTGAATACTATCCGCAATGGGTGGAACCTCTACTGGGGCAGAACCGCTTCGATGAAACGTGTCAAGGCACAATGCCAGTGGTGTTCGGTATCATCAACAAGGCAAACAGTTTTGAGGAAGCAATCCGTTATGCTGTTGCAGTAGGAGGGGACAGCGATACAATCGGGGCGATTGTCGGTTCAATAGCCGAAGCGATATGGGGTATTCCCGAACACATCTACCAAAAAGCACTGGAATACTTGCCAGGCACAATGGATAGAGTTATTGGAGATTTCTTTCAAACCTTAAACGAGAAACAGAATGGATAAGAAAGACCTTTTGAAGTTCTGCAGGTACTACAAAGGCGAGGATGATAGCCCTTTCAGAGAGCAGAACAAATCAATGCTTTGGTTCTATGAGCGTGCGTGGATCAATGAAATGCTCAACAATGGTAATTCATTATCCATAGCCATAGAAGAGTATATTCGTCTTGGACTGGGGCTTTTTGAACAATTCGATGATATCCCGCTATCATTGAAAGCGTTGCTGTTTAATCGATATGCGAGGACCAGCCAATCAATGACAGAAGCGGTAGAGCCATTCAAGAAGTTCTACAAAGAGTATTACTAAAAAAGGGAGTGTTTCGGCACTCCCTTTTGGTTTACTGCAACTGACCTATCATCTGTAAGTAGATAGTCTTTCCAGACTTTTTCAGCACCTTAAACTGGCTACCACGTTGTCCTATCCATTCGGCTTCTCCACCGATTGTTTCTACACTCTTACCATCCCAAAGCGTGTTTGTTTTATAGTCAAACCTACAATAGTCGGTGTAGTGAGACAATGGTTCTGCATAGAAACCCTTTGCTCCTTTCGGTACACAGATAACAAGATTGTAATCTTGATGAAAACCTTTGTTCCTATGAACAGCCGTCGATAAGAAACCTTTGTCTGTGAACACATCGCCAACCTTAAGCGAACTCAAATCATATCCCAGTTCTGGAATTGCGTAATTGTTTACACCTCTACGAACAACTGTGTTTTGTGGCATCTTGAATTTTTCAAGTGCAGAAGTCAGTATTGGCAAGTCGTGTATATGGTCTGCATTTGGAATCAGTGAACCATAGTAAGGGAGACCTCGCAAAGGTTCGTTCAAATAACAGTACGTCTGGGTGTATTTCGTTAGAATCAGTTTCTCTTCGTCTGTAAGTGTGGCCCACGCTTGTTCTGCCAAAGAACGTAAGCGTTTATCTGCATCGTCCATAGTCTCGTTGTTGAACAAATCAAGCAGACGGTCGATTTCGTCTTTGCTCATATCAGGCAAGTTAGTCGGCTTGATGTTACCCATTTTCTTGCGTTGTCTTGCCATTGCTGCCTTGTCGAGTTCTGCACGTTTGGCTTTGATGTCAAGGATCGTCTTTTGAGCAAGGCTCTTATCATTTTTGCTGATGGCCTCCTGCAATGTATCAACAAGGTCAAGATATGGTTTCGATTTCGTTTTGAACGATGTAATGCTTGCCAATTCTGTGTTGATGTTCTCCCAGTCGATAGCATCAAGAACCAGTGCGTGCTGTTTTGCGTATGCAGCTTGCGAAACTTTCCACGTTGGATATTGAATTGCTCCGGGCTTGTACTTCGTAGGATCAGCAACGTACTTGATTTCAAATTCAAAGTCTGCAAGCTCTTGTTCAAGATGCGTGCTGTACTTATGAGTTTTGAGAGCCTTGCCTTTGATGTCGGCAATCTTCTTTTCCACTGCATCGTACACCTCGTGAAGTTCAGCCGATGTAAACTGCTTCTTCCATTCGTGTACGTCCGGAATAAGAGCAGACAACATCTGCTCATCCTTGCGTATCTCTACAATCTGTTTAGCGACCGTACGAGCTTCGTTATTCATCTGGCCGATGTTCCTCTTGTCGATGAACGATTGAAGAGCCGTAAGGTCAATTTCCGGGTATTCCTGCGCCACTTTGAGAACATTGTTAGCCATCTTCGTAATAAGCTGATACTTTTTAGAGCGTTCAGCCCACTTTTTGCGGATAGCTTCTCGTTCCTCATCTGTGCGAACACGGATTTTTCGCTTCTTATTGATGTAGTCCTGGTTATCCTGCACCCAGTAAGGCATTGTCGTTGCAGTCTCGACACGTTCTTTGTTCTCCTCCCACCATTTGTAGAAGTTCTCGTGCGGTCTGCGTATGGTATTTTCGCTTCTTATTGATGTAGGACTTTCGCCTGCCAGTATCTTTTCCTGCATCTTCACAAACTCATCATCAGTCGCAAGAATGGGAACGACAACACATCGACACTGGGAGTGCCACCCTCTGAAATCAAAATCTTTCGGGAACTTACCTTTGAGCGATTCGCATATAGAGCAGTCAAAACCTCTCTTCGAGCGTTTCACTTCGTAGCCTACAACAAAGTCCATACGCTGCCAGCGGTCTTGCTCACTGACACGGTATGCCATATTTGTTTCGGTCCTTGTCAAGCGCATAGCGTTCTTGTATGAAGAACGATATACACCACGTCCGGGGTGATATGCCTTTGCAGCCTTTGAAAGTTTGTAAAGTGGATTCCCGTTTGCATCAGTGCTGGTTCTTATGCGTCTAAAGAGTTTGTCCGGCTCCTGCAAGTATTGGCGAACTTTCCTCGATACGGTAGAAGCAGAATCGCCCTGCCCCAGTGATAGGGACAGAGCAAGTTCCATTTCCGTTTTGAGGTCTCCAGTGTATCGCCATACCTTTTGCGATAGGTTCATACCTCCGTAGGCTGATTTACGCTTGAAGAAAGCGTCCATTGCTTCCTGATTACGACTGAACCAGCGTGCGAAATGGTTGTCCTCATTCAGACCTTTGCCGAAAATTGACTCAATCAACGCATCGCACGAAAGGTTTGCAAGCTCCCATTCTGCAACTATACCGCCCTTGATTTCGTTATATACGGCAGAATACAGCCCACGTAAGACGTTATTTGCCTTTTCGGATAGCTTTTTATTATCCGCAAAAGAAAATACCTCATCGGGGCTGATATGGCTGTTAGCGGACAATTTAAGAAGCTCGTCCACTGCGGTTGCGTAATGCTGGCGTACTTTGTCGGCATACTCTTCCGTTCTTTGGAACAATCCCGATGCGTATTTGTCTATGTCAATTTTCTTTTTCGCCATTTGTTCGTAGTTTGAAACGTTCACACTGTGGGTCAGAAAGGAATATGCAGAACTTTCCTCCCTGCTGTTTGTATGGGCAACGGCAGAGTATCAAATGTCCGTCAAGTGCTTTGCTATGCCAGTCGTAGGAATGAGCACAATCTTTACACTGATACTTTGCCGGCTCTGGTCTCTTAATCGGTCTCCTTGCCATTATTCAGCACCTCCGAAAACATCGTCTTTGTTCTGACTGGCTCCGAATATATCACGCTGTCTCTGGGCTGCTTCGGCATTTTCTTTTTCGATACGCTTCAACTCCTGCTCCTTGTCTTTCACAAGCGGATTGAGTTCGATAGCTCCCTCTGTCGATAGCATTTCTGCATCTTTCGCCTTTGCGATGTTCTCGATAGTCTCTTTGATGTCCTCTCCGAATGGCTCTTGGAACTCGTGCCCGACAACAAGATTGTTACATTCGCCCCTCAAAGCGATGTTCAGCACGTTACCGATAATGGCGATGACAAGGTTTCCGGTACGATCCAACAGTTCATCGTGAACCTCTTTGTGTCGCTGGGCTTTGATGTCGGCCAGAAGCATCATTTGTTTCAGAGCCTTACCCGATACGTTGGAAAGTCCTTTCATACTCTCAAAATCAATGTTAGGTGTGAACGTCTTTGTAAGAATATGCTTCTGCAACCACTCGATTTCCTTTTGCTTGCTCTCGGGTGCGCTGTCCCACGTCAGATAATGTGCTGCCTTTGATACATCGTCCTTGCCTTTCGAGATAAGAGTTTTGTTCTCATCGTTCTTGTCGGGCATATTCTTGATGATATCGGTATCGACAATAAACATCGGGTCAGCGAAGTAGTCGTTTGTATCGGCTGTTCTTGAACCGATATACTCCTCACGCTCAATCAATGGCTCTACACCTTTCCACTCCTTATCCTGCTGGAACAGTATCACTGGAATTTTGCCTATCGGGTTCTGCTCCTCGACAACTTCCCAGCCAGTGAGAACACGCTTGCATCGGTAGATAACATCGGGGGTAAAGATATCGAAGTGGTACGATGTTTCCGTGCTGCTATCCTTTACGTAGTAGCCCCACGCAAAAGAAACAAGGTTTTCGTACATATCCCAACGAGCATAGATTTCGTCTCCCTTACTCTTTGCCAACACTCGAATTTGGCAGTCGGGCTTGTTTTCATTGTTGCGGAACACTCTGAACAGCATTGCAGACTGCGTTTCAGCTCCTGCAAGACGCTTACATTGTCGAACCTTGCTGTCGAACCTTGTACGCTTGATAAGGTCTTGAAACGCACTGAAAGCCTTGTCTGTGCCCTCGCTTTGGTTGGTCCACTTAATGGGGCGACCATAAATGAACACAAGTGCAATTTCGTTAATGTACTGGGGATAGTTGATAGGCAGCTTCCAGCGTTTCAACGTCCCTTTTCGCTCTCCTTTGGGGTTCTTCAAGATTTTGTCCGGACGGCTCATTATCTCGTGCTGCTTCGGATCATACTCTTTCATTGCTTCGGCTGTAAGGGCTTCACGTGTAGTAAACAATTCTTTCACTCTCGAAATGTCCTTTGCCTTAATCAACTCCTCGAACTCCTGATTTCTTCCTACTACCGCATTGAGGTAGTTAGTAAACATTTGAATAAATCCCATTGTCTTAAAGTGTTAAATTGAAAATAAAGCATCTACATCATCGGGTATCTCTGTATCATCTTCCGTAAAATAGTTTACAGCGTACCCCAGCAAATCCACATACTCATCGTGAACCTTTGTAGGGAAACCGCAAACTTCGTCTATGAACTCTTCGTTCCATTCGCCATCGACAAGGTACACACGTCCGCACTCCACTTTCGGAGCGATAGCGTGAAGTCGCACGTCTTTGGCATCTGTTGGGGTGGGAGTATAGGTTACGTTCAAGCTGGTGCTATCCTCCAGTTGCTGAACAACGCTCTTACCGTTCGCCTTTGGTTCTACTCGAAGCGTGCTTTGACTGTCGTCATAGTCGTTGGCATACATATATTCGGGCAAGAACCGCAAAAGGTCGGGAAAGGATTTCCAAACCTTTTTTGCGTGTGTGATATAGATGCTGTTCTTGATTTTGCAGGCTGCAATGATTCCCGAAGGGTCATTGTCAGTCTTTTTCTTCTTCTCGTCATAGGCTGTGTCGAGAAAGAAGTGTATCGGCTCCTTGAAGCGGAGTGCCCGGAAGTCGGACAACGATATCCGTCTGAACCAACTTTCCTTGATGATGTTACCTCCTGCTGCGCTTGGAGCCTGCATATACTGTCCTGCATAGCCACGAGAACCCAAATCGACCATTGCTTCTTGAAGAACCGTTCTGTTCAAACGCTTTGGATCGAGAAGCCCATCGACATAGAATTTGCGTAGTTCTGCCGGCTTCACATCATCACAATCCTCTGCTGGCAAACAGATATGTCTGATGTTTTCGCCTTTCTTTTTCAGCATATAGCCCGTAACATCTTCCTCGTGGAGACGCTGCATAATCGTTACAACTGGCGTGTTGGCTTTATCCACCTTACGAGACGAAAGCGTTTTTGTATGCTCGTTCGCCTGCACTCGCAAAGGTTCTGATTCAGCCTGCTTTGGATTTACGGGGTCGTCATTGATGATTACGTGAGCGTGGAAACCAGTAATCGTTGCTCCAGTAGATGTTGCATAACGATATCCGGTCTCCGTATTCTCATAGTTCTGTTTACCCGATTTGTCCTTACGTATCTGAATGTGCGGAAACAATGCTCGGAATTTATCCGACTGGATAATGTCCTTACTCTTTGTTGCGTGCTCAATAGACAATCCACCCGAATAAGAGTTTGTGATTATTCGGAGTGATGCGTCTTGCGTCCATAACCACACCGGCCACATTATAGTTACGATTGTGGACTTGGTTGTACCGGGAGGAATGTTCACGATTAGGTCATACGGTTTCGGCTCTCGTGCCACTATCGACACCGAGAGCCTTTGAAGTTCATCGCATAGAAACGGAATGTGCCAGTTGTAGGTCGGCTCTTCCTTGATGATTACGTCCCAGAATGTCTGGACGAAATAAAAGAAGCTCTGCCTACACTGGTCTGCAACCACTCTCAATGCGAGTGCCGTATAATCTACTCGTGTAATCATTCCTTGTTGTTAAGTATATCTTGACCAAGTCGGAGCAATAACTTTCGCTCCTCATCGGATAATTTGGTGATGTCAATTTCCTTTCCTTTGATTAGGTCCTCTCCATCTTTGCCGGTTATCTCCTTACGCTCGGTGTACCCTCTGTCCTTCATCTGCGTTTTTGCATAGAAGATTATCATTGTCGTATCACCCTCTTTCATCTTTTTTAGGATAAGGCTTTCGGCAAAGTCCTTCTGCAGCTCCTTGATATCGTCTGCCTTTTCCCTAAAATCGGGGTCCTCATTATACCAGCGGTAATACGTCATTCGGGACACGTTGGCTGCCTTACAAGCAGATGAAACTATACCGCTTGTGTTGGCAAGAGCTTGTAAGAGGTCCGCCTTTTCCTGGGCGACCCTCTCGTCAATTCTCTGTGTATCACGTTCTGTTTCCATATTGTTTCCATAAATTATTTGCGTTTCTTAATTATACCGTCTCTGTTCTGCGTATCTCTGTACAAGTCGCCAACAAGTACACGATAAGTCCTTTTCTTTGGGTCTCCTGCCATAAGCATTTGGTACATCTTCTGAAAGGTCTTGTCAGTGGTTGCATCATTGGTTCTTGCATAGACCTTTTTCGCCAAATCATAGCCGGGATAATCATCGGGATTGACAGCAGCCTTTTGCATTTCCTCAATGAACATCTTTTTGTAGTTCTTGCCTTTTGCTTGGTCGAACTTCTGGTCTTGCTTTGATGAGCGGAACATATCGGTGTCCCAGTAGAGCATCACAAGGTCTGCGTTCGGCTCTCTGTTCAATATCCGCTGATACAAATCGGGATAGAACTCCATAACCTTTGGCAAACTCTTGATTGTGTCGATACTGAAAAACTGCGATATTCGGAGCTTATTCAACGCTACACCCACTTTGTATAGGTAGATGTAGGTCATAGGGATTTGAAGCCCAGTACGCTGAATGTATAGCCAAATATCATTGTCTTTCCAGTCATAGATAGGGTAAATGAACGTTGATTTGGTAATACGGCTAATGGCTGAACGTCTTTGCAACGATTCAGCCATTCGTAAACCTACCATTTGCGGAATGTCCTTGAATATCTTTTCTCCGAATACTTGGTAACTCATACCCATTCGGAAAGCTGTATGATTGCGGATTGCGAACTTGGGCATTTGACGAACCCAGACGCTTTCTTTTCCAGGCTCCCAGCAAATGAAGCTCTCGTCATTCTCCAGCTTGTTACAGCAGTTGTAATGCTTGATAGGCAAGCAGAACCAGTAGAACTTTGCACCGAGAGACATAAACTTACTGCGCCATTCAAGAACAATCTTTTCCACATCGGGATAGATTGCTTCTTCATCAAAGAATATCACCATAAGTCGGGCAAAGGATATTCCGTACTTCTGCATCGTCTTGATAACGATGTCCGACATACAGATACTATCCTTACCGCCCGAAAAGCTCATTGCAACGGTCTTGTTGTTCTGGAACGCTTCATACACTCTGCGCTCCGCTGCTTCAACAACATTGCAGTTTAGTTCTTTGATATACATATTAGCCTTGTCTTACGACTTGCGCCTTGCTGAAAGACTGCGAGCCACGTGATGTTACCAACTTCAAGAATGTTTCCCGGTCTATCTTTGAAAGACGGAAAATCTCTTCTCTGCTCATACCGATTTTCTTGCTTATTTCGTCCACTGAAAGACCCTCATCAAGTAGTTTCTTGACGATGTTTTCCATAGGCTCAAGCAAGTGAGTACCACGAGCACGGTTGAATGTAACCGTTCCTGCCATATCATCGGTGGCATTCTCGTGTGCGACAATCACAACGGGGATTTTACCTCCCAACATCGTTTTCAAAGGCTCTCGACCACTCACGCACCAACGGTGGAAGCCGTCAATAATCGTGTAGTCGGGTCTGATTACTATCGGGAAGCAAAAACCGTTGTTCAAAATACTCTCCATAAGCAGTTTGAGGTTCTTTTCGAGAACCTTGTTGGGGTTGTAGTCGTTTGGCTTGACTAAATCACGATCCACAAACTGCAAGTTCTTCAATGGAGCGAAAAGGTCTTTGTTCTTCGTATTGCTCATAGCTGAATGTGTTTGATTTTAGAGAACTATTTCCTTACCGCAATGAGGGCAAATCATTGTACGAGCCTGCTGCATACCGCTCTCGATGTCGTTGCGCTCCTCGTCCTGCTCATCTTGCTTCTCCTGCGGAATATCTTCAACTTGCTTTTCGTTGGACTTGCGTTCTACTGGCTGTGAGAAGTCCACACCCATATTGTCCTTTACGCTCTCGTTGATGATTGCATCGATATAGTCAGTGCCGAAGCCGATAATATCCAAATCGCCAACCTCTCTGATGATTTCCTCGATTTTGGTAAAATCAACATAGCTCATCGACTGGATTTTGTTGTCCTCGATAACGATTTTGAGCTTCTGTTTTTCGGTTAGACCTTTGAGGATTTTAACCTCACCCTCCTTGCGTCCCAAGTGCTCCAAAGCGAGCTTCTTTCCGTGTCCGCAAAGGATTTTCAAATCCTCGTCCACGAGGATAGGGTAATACTGACCGTAGCGTTCGATGCTATCAGCCATAGCCTTTACTTGCTCGATTGGGTGAACATTGGGGTTCTTCTCATAGGGAACGAGCTTTGCCAGTTCCACTGTCTTGATTTCGTGCGTTACTGCCATAATGTTATTGCTTTAATTGGTTGATAAACTCTTTTGCGGAAGCAATGTAAGGTGCTGCTTCCTGCACCATTCGGGGATTGATGTCCCACAGCTCTTGCCAGCCGTTCTGTTCTGAACCTACCCACTGGCGAGCAGGCCACACTCCAGTTCCTACGATCCAACCGTTCTTCCAACCGTATAGGGGGGGGATTTGTCTGTGTAGGAAGTAGTGAATAACAGCCAACACCTCTTCGTGCTTCCAGTGGGCTATTGGCGACAACCTCGTTACACCTTTTGCATCGGTATAGATGTTCTGACCTTTGCCACCGGTGTAGTTACCGTCCTGCAGCCTACGTCCGAGAATAATCACGTCAAGATGTTGTTCTTTGAAATAGATTGCTTGCCCTCTGTGCTGGAGGTGGTGGAACCATTGTGCAGCATACTTCGATTGCTGGGGAAATAGCATTTCGGGGTGCTTCGCTACCCACTCGATATCCAGTTTCGGATTGTCGATGATTGTCAGCCCCTTTGGAGCGTGAGCCTTGCACCAATCCACAAAGCCAGGATATTCAATCTTTGAAGCGGTGCAAAGTACACACTTGTTGATTCCTGCACGTTCGCACACCACTTGTAGAGCAAGGCTGTCCTTGCCACCACTCCACGCATAGGCAACGTTCTTTCCGGCTGTCTTTTGCCTGATGTCAGAAACGGCAGAAGCAACCAGTCTCTCCGCTTCCTCGAAAGAGACCAGTTGCTCGATGTTGTTCCAGACCTTAACAAAGTCCTCGTTACGAGACGTCTGTTTCTTGCCTAAAACTTGCTTCATTGTCAGTTGAATTGTAGGGCACAGCCTATCTGAATACTCTCTGTTCCTCCGTCATACTTCAACTGCAACCAGTTGTAGTCCGTGACCTTTAGTCGTAGATTGGCTATTACTCCGGGCTTGTTTCGGCACGAGTAGCCTACATTCGCCACGAACCATTTGTAACCATAGCCTGCTACGAATTGCAGACGGTCCGTATCACAGAACTTCTTGCCGTTGTATAGGTTCTCCCACGTTGCATCTACCATAAAGCCGAGAGGGAGCTTGTAAGTGGCTGATAACGTATGTCTGTACTCATTCGCTCGTGTGTCATAGATAGAGCGAGACAAAACGTAGAACTTCTGCTTTACATTGAAGTTGAGCCACACCTGCGGAGTGAATGTTTCAGAATTGATGTTGTACTGGACCACTGGAGTTACAGAGAACCAGTCGCAAACGTCTTGCTTGTAGCCGATGAAAGGTGCAACGGTTGTAGCGTTGCCATCGTGGAGCGATGTTGTAACTGGCACCCATACACGGAAGCGTGTAGGCTGTGTGATACCGTCATAAATCTGTGCCTTTGCGCCAATAGCGAACAAAAGCGTGAATGCTGTTAGCAACAGCGTTAGTTTCAAACGATTTTTCATTGTCTTTTCGTTTTGGGGTTTTGAATTGATTAAATAGTCTCTGCTTTGTCTTTCTTCAAGAGCGAGATTGCACCCGAAAGACCGATTGTGAGGAGTGAACCTGCGACAATCATAGGCACCCAGCCGTTCAAGTTACCGATAGCGAAGATTGGCAGACCGACTGCAAGGCTCGCCAAAATGCCATAGAACAAACCGCTTTCGCTCATCTTGTAGCCCTTAATGGCGAATATGGTAGGAAGCATTACTGAACTGCGTAGCGTTCCGTAGAAGAGGAACAGATATGTGATAGTGATACCAGGAATGTTAGCCACACCGATTGCGAGAATAGCAACAAGAATCATTGCGATGCGTCCGATCTTAACGGAATTGAACTCAATGCCGGTCTTTTCCTCGATGCGTTTCACTACATCGTGTCCGGCTACTGATGATACAGCGCAAAGGATGCTATCGACTGTTGAGATAAGTCCCGAAAGGATAAGCAAGAAGAATAGATACAAGAACCATTTCGGAGTAAATGCGATTACAGCCCCTACATTGACAAGCTGGGTGTCAGCGATAGGCAACTGTGCGCCTGCTGCGAAAAAGCCGAAGCACGACAAGGAAATGGGCACTACGGCAAAGATAAAGGCTGCTGTAACCATAGTGCGCTTAACGTGCTGTGGCTTCACACAGAAAACACGCTGCCAAAACATCTGGTCTCCGAATGTTCCCGAAAGCAGACCGATTGTAGTAGGCAGACCGAACGAAAGCATTACAGCGATACCGGTGCTGTCAAACAGATGTCGATAGTTGCCAGTGAGACCACCCAAACCGTTGAAGAATGTTTCTGCTCCTGCGTTTGATGTCATAATAGGCAGACCGAGCAAAAGAACCGCAACGATGAATCCCATTTTGATAAAGTCCGATGCGATGTTTCCACGAATACCCCTCGTGAGCGAGTACAATAGTGGAATGGCTGCAAGGATTATCGTAGTCCACAAGAACGGCAATCCAGTAACCTTATGAAAGATTGTAGCTCCAGCCAACAACTGAACAGCGAGTGAACAGATTTGCAGACCGAAGCTTTCCACCAAAAACATATTGTGCGCCCTATTGCTGTACGTCTCTCGGATATAATCAGAGAACGTCCAACCATCGGGGCGCAATTTTCGCATCTTGTTAGCAAAGAACGCAAACAGAATGAGCGTCAGAACGTTTGGAACGACAAACCAGAACACACCTGCGAAACCTTGTGTGTAGGCTTTCTCTGCTGCTGTGAACATAGACGGTGCCCATACCCACGTTGCAGCCATTGAAAACGCTGCAAGTAACCACGGGGCGCATCGATTGGCGACCAAAAACTCTTCTTTCGTCTGTTCTCTCTTTCGGAGCAAAAAGATGATTGCTACCATTGCAAGGAAGAAGCTACCAATGAGCATCATTCCCTCGAATTGTGATAAGATTTCCATCTGAATAATTTTTAATTTAGTGTAACATTTGTTTTATCGACTGCAAATATACTTAAAGTGCGCCTAATAAGCGCACTAAAAGGCGTGAAAAAAGGGTGTTTCAACACAAATAGGCAGTTATAGCCTTGACAAAATCATCAAAACTGCGCACAATAACATACTTATTACCGTGCATTTCTGCGATGCGCTGCCAGTCTTTTTGATGTTGCGTTTGCCTACCTTTTGCAGTCTTGAACTCAATACAGAGAGACGCATAACCTTTCTTTGACACGAGCAGTATCATATCAGCTACTCCGGCTGTCATTCCCTCTGCTTTCATTATGGCTGCTTCGACCTTTCCTCTCAATCCACCATTAGGAACAGCGAACAGAAGCGGTGCGAATTGCCCATACTGATAGTCGAACCATTTTTTGCAGGTTCTCTGAATTTGGCTTTCGATATGTCTTGGCATAATTCAGTCCTCCTGCGTTAGAATGGTAAATCTCCGTCCTCACCGTTGCCCTGCGATGAGTATTGAGGTTGTTGTTGAGCCGGCTGTGCGTTGTATTGCGGTTGTTCATACTGCTGCTGTTGCTGGTTCTGCTGTTTACCGTCCAGCATTTCCATAACCTCCGCATTGATTTCCATAACACTACGCTTGACACCGTTTCTGTCCTCATAACTCCTTGTTCTCATTTTGCCCTCAATGAAAACCTTTGAACCTTTTTTGAGGTATTTATCGACTACATCAGCCAGTTTTCCGAAGCACACGATATTGTGCCATTCTGTTTTTTCTTGGACTTGAACACCGCTTTGCGTGGTATAGCCCCTTTCTGTTGTCGCAACACTGAACGATGCGACTTTTGTCTGTCCGTTGTTGATAATGGTAACTTTCGGATCAGCACCCAGATTTCCTATGACTTGTGCCTTGTTTAACATCTTTGTTTTCTTTTGTTATTCCTTTGATTTGCCCGTATTTATTAGTAGAATATTATAATATACTTACATACATACTACTTACATTCTTGATTGTTAGTGTATCGAAAATCCGTGAAGTGGACTATCACACCTTGAAAGAGCGTTCTTCCGGTTCCTTGACCGAAGAACCAGTCGATGAAGTCGTCCCACTTCAAACCGTCATTCTCGGCTATCTTCGTTACATCGAGATACTGTTTGCCGTTGATGATAGCCTTTACTATTCCAGTTTCGGGATTGTACTGCATCGAGATACGTTCATAGCCGACTGAGTTTTTCAGCTCCTTAATCTCTTCCTGCTTGCTTCTGTATGGTACATCTACCCACTGGCGGAGCGATAGGAAAAAGTTTCCGTTCTGTATCTTCTCAATGTTGTGCTTCCACGCTTCATATCCGCTACGGATCGTGTGGATTTTCTTGCCCTCTTTCAAACTGCGCTGGAAGTTCGTTTTCTTTCCTGCGCTGCGGTGCTTTCTCGGAAAGGTCTTTGAAAGCATCAGTACGATTGTTTTTGCTCTGTTTCTCATATTGACTGCTCTTATTATTGGGTCAGCATATCAAAGGCTTCTCCTTCTTCCTCTGCCAACCATTTGATTAACTCTATATCTTCATCGGTAAAATCGAAAGTAGGGGTGTATCTGAATATCGGATAGTGCAATGTCCCATAATCCGTATCATCGTCCACCTCCATTTCTGTTGTTGCGTCGTCTATCGCTTGCAGAACCCGACAAAACAAGTTTCTGATTGCATCGTATTTCGTCATATCTCAATACTTTTTTCCGTGTTTGTATGGTCTTGAAGCGTTGTACTCCATTTTCAACTGGATATGCTTCTCAATGTCGATACCCATTCTGTCGGCCAGCGAGAATATCTGTATCAATGCGTATGAAAGGCATAAATCCAGTATTACAATAGTCATTGTGCCTACGATTTTGAATACCTCTTCCGTAAACTCTTCGATTTGGCTGTTTTTGTCCGATTTCTCGGCTTCAAACTTCAAATCTATGTTCTTGTACCCTGCAAGGTCAAAAATGCGAATACAAGCATCGGCAAGCTCATCTTCTACGGTGTCTTTGATGCAAAGACCGAAATTATATTCATAAGAAACTGTTACGTCCTTTGAACCCCTCCCAACACATTGTCTTGTATTGAAAGCTCGGATATCAGCTCGTTTCCCTTTTCTGTCTGCTTCGACCGCTTCCATAAGCTCCGAAACGATTAGGCATTTCCAGTGCTCGATACTTCGCTCTTCATCGTGGAAGCCGTGTTCACAAGCTATCTTATATGCTTGGTCTCTGTATGCGTTTAGGTTCTTCATAACGATTGCTCCAAAAATGCGTGAAACACTAAACCATATCTCGGCATTTGGAAAGTCCCGATGTATGCAAGACGATCTGCATCAGGAATGTTATGCCCAGTGCCGTGTATTCTGATAGGCACTTCTTCCGTACCGTTTTCGGGATTTACCAGTGCCCAAATATAGGGAGCACCATTCTGAACCTGCACCGATAGTATTTTGGCTTCCTTTGGCATTGTTACCAACTGCCTATCTGTAACTACTAATGGATATTTATAAACTACTGCCATAATTGTATATTATTATTTATTATTCTTGGAATTCATCGTTTTCTCGTGGATTGGGCACTGGCTTTTATAGGGGCAGTTGCCTTGTTTTGCTTGCTCGTGCGCTCCGTGCCAGTTGTCCCAGTCCTTTACTCCGTCCTCGGTCAAGAACTCGATTAGCTTCATACAGTTGAAACCTCGTTCAACGGTCTTTTCGCCCCGTATCTCAACTAATCCGTTTCCTCTTGGTGTTCCCATTGCTTCGCTTTGTTTTTGGTCTCATATCCTCTGGTATGAGCTGCATTGCTTCTTCCAGTGATACGTTCTGCTTGACCAGTTCGATTGTCTTTTCTCTTCCGAGAGCCTTGTATATCGGCACCCACTGGATAAGCACAAGGTCTGCAGGTTCTCCTGGAGGGATAGCCTTTTTGTCGTCTCCTACATAGTGCTGGCTGTTTGGATTGCTCAACTCGAAGATTGTTATACCTTGCTTGTTTACGATGATGTAATGCTTTCCGTTGATTTGTATCTGCCCATAGTATCGAGCGATTGAGAATTGAGTGTTAGCCCAATATTCCTCGGTCATAATGATTGCGTTCATATTACTTTTCTTTTGGTAATTTTGATTGGTATTTTTCAAGTTCTCTCATCAATGCTTTTTTGTTTACCTTGCTTTGTCGGCCGAACAAAAGAACCAACATCATATTCAGCTTGCGGTGGAACTTTGGCATTTCCGTTCCGTCTTTCCTTGTAAAGCTGACGTTTATGTCTGCTGCGTTCACTGATCTTTTTATTCTTGAAAATCTTTTTCCGAGTATCATATCTTACCTCCTTTCAGTTCCTTAATCATACAATCAGCCAGTTCTACCGCACTTACCGCTATATAACCGGCATTGCTTATGCGCTTGTTGTCTATCATTGCGACCATTGCTTGTGTCGCTAATTCGTATCGCCTTTGTTCCCAGTCGATGTGTGGTTCTGCTGGAGCCAGTGGCTCTTTCTGCTGATTCCTTGCTCTTTGGCGAACCAATCTTGTATGTTCAGCCACACATTCCTTGCAGCGTGTAGGATATGATTTGCTCATTTCTGAAAGCGGTTTTTCCTTACCGCATACAGCACACTTTTTTGTTTCCATAATCACAGATTTAAGATTGATTTCATACGATTAAAATTGCTCTCCTCGATCCGTCTGTCTTCGGGATAGTTCTTCGCTCTATGGTGCCAACTCTTGTAGCATTTTTCACAAAGAACGCTGTTCAATACTGCTACATAGTAGCCTTTGCGGATAGCAGTGTTACAGTGGTCGCAAATACCCAAACCGCCCCATTTGATACAGTCTGATAGGTAAACCTCTATCACCTTGAAATTTTTATCACTGTTGATTATCTGTGCCATTGTCGAATAGGTCTTTTTGTGGGTTATCATACTCTGCGAGGAGCGTATCAACACGCTTTTCCAGTGCCTTGCTTCTACGCAATACGTTTATGTCTCGTGTTCTGAAATACTCTTTCTGGGCTTCACGCATAGCCCTTACTGCTGATATTATCTGTTCTTCCATCACGCTGCTTGTTTTATGAGTTTGATGTTATCTTGGACCAGCTTCACAATCTCATCGTGTTTGTCTGTGTTCTTGTTGCACACTCCACGACTTTGTACCACCTTAAAGGTTTTGAGGTCGATTTCGATTGTCTCGATGCGATTCCCTGCTTTGTCTTTCGCTGATAGAATTAGGCTGTTAGGTTTCTTGTAATACTCCATAGAGTACACGCAATGGTGCATCGCCTTTCCCTCTTCTGCCATTTCAGCTACTGACTGGATAACCGTAATAACGATATTCTCATTCCCGAAACAAATACCGAAGAACTTTCCTTTGGTCTCCTGGTACTTGGCTT